CACAGGCCATCATAGGTTTAGTAAAGAGAAGTTTATCTGGTGATAATTTAGATAAGTTTAATACTACTATTGTAAACGCCAAAAAACTTACAGAAAGAAAAAGATATTATACTTGTAATTATGGTATTAAGAATTATATAGATATAGTAAATGGTAAAGATACCGAAATAGTTAAAGATGAAAACTATGATAAATATGAATTAAATAATATCATAGAGTGGTGGAGAAAGAAAGCAACGAATCGTTATAATAATTGTAAGAATGATAATCGTTTGAGGAGAGAACTTGAAATATGGTCACCCGAAGCTAACATAGACATTATTAGATGATAACAAAAAAGGACTACAAAGACTTAAAAGAGTATTGGGATTACCAAAGAAAAATAGAATACAACAAAGAGATTGTACGTAATATCGCCGATCAATTTGAGGGAAGAATATACAATGATTTTGGTAGGTTTGATATAAATGAAATGAAAGATTTATTATGGACAAAAGTAAAAACTGAAGACTATGAAGAACCTAGAAAAGGTTGGGTACCAAAAGATGAAACATTACGATTCGAATGGGAAGGGCCACCAAGTATGCCAAAAACTCAATTAAACAAACCGAAAGACCAAAATACTATGGACACAACCATGCCTAGTGGATGGGAAGATGTTTTTGATGATACTAAATAATATTGGACTTGACAATGTTGCTAAAATAATATATAATAAGAGTATAAATTTATAGGAGATATGGAATGAGTGATTTTTTAAAAGATATAATTAAAGAAACTGGTAATGAATATGCTGGTTTAGTAAGTGATGGTATTGATAGTGCTGACGTAACAAGTTTCATAGACACAGGTTCGTATTCATTTAACGCATTATTGTCTGGTAGTATCTATGGTGGTATGCCAAGTAATAAGATTACAGCAATCGCTGGTGAAGCCGCAACAGGTAAAACATTTTTCGCACTAGGTATATGTAAAGCATTTTTAGATAAGGATCCTGAAGCAGGTATTATCTACTTTGAATCAGAAAGTGCCATCTCAAAACAAATGATTGAGGCTAGAGGTATTGATTCGAAAAGAATGGTAATAGTTCCAGTTGCTACTGTACAAGAATTTAGAAATCAATCAATAAAAATTTTAGACAAATATATGGAGCAAACAGAGAAGATTAGAAAACCTTTAATGTTTGTATTAGATAGTCTAGGTATGTTATCGACTACAAAAGAAATGGAAGATACAGCCGCAGGTAAAGAAACAAGAGATATGACAAGAAGTCAGATTGTCAAATCAACATTTAGAGTATTAACATTGAAACTTGGTAGAGCAAACTGTCCATTGATTATGACTAATCACACATATGACGTTATAGGTTCAATGTTCCCTCAAAAAGAAATGGGAGGAGGATGCCTTGTTGCCGGAACTAATATTTTAACTCGTAATGGTTATAGAGCAATTGAAACTATTTCAATAGGAGATGAAGTATTTACTAAAGAGGGTGAGTTTAAAGAGGTGCTTCAAACACATACATTTAATAATAAAGACGTACTTGAAATTGAATTTGAAGATGGACATAAAGTAAAATGTACACCAGAACACAAGTTTTATATTAATAAACAATGGGTAAAAGCTAAAGATATTGCTGAAAACGACTTGGTGGAGGTGATATAAAGTATAAATAGAATTAGGAGAAATCTTATGTTCTTAAATAACAAATATACTAAAATTTATTTTAAAATGATTAATGCAGGCTTTAAAAGTAAACCAAACTATGGGTATTATGAAAGACATCATATAATTCCAAAATCTATTGGAGGTTCTAATAGTGAATCTAATTTGGTGTATCTTACAGCACGACAACATTTTTTATGCCACCTTCTATTATTAAAAATGACAACAGGTAATCAAAAAAAATCTATGGCATTTGCTTATTTTGGTATGAGAAGGTCAAATAGTAAAAAAAAGGGAGGAAGATATGATTCAATTAACTCAAAATTATACGAGAAGTATAGAAAAACAGCAGCTGAAGAAATATCTGGTGAAAATAATCCCTTTTATGGTAAAGGATACTTATTAAGAGGTAAAAATAATCCAATGTATGGAAAGCCTTGTCATTATAATATGAATAAAGAAGAAAAACAAACTTGGAAAAATAATATTTCTAAAGGTATCTTAGGAGAGAAAAATCCATTCTATGGAAAAACTCATACTGATGAAATGAAAAAAAAATTAAGAGAATTGAGGGTTCAGCCAATTAAAGTTTTTTTTAAAAATAATAAAATAAAAACATTTGAGGAATATGGAGACCTCGGAGATCATTTAAATATGTCACGTTACTTAGGAAGTAAACTATGTAACCCAAACAATTTTCATTTACTTGATAAATATAAAATTAAAAAAATTGAAAGGATAGTTAAAGTATGAAAACAATTAGAGTAAAGTCTATAAAACCTGTTGGTAAAAATAAAGTTTTTGATATTAGTGTGGACAAATATGAAAATTATATTTTAGAAAATGGTGTTGTTACACACAATTCAGGCCTAAAATACGCTGCTTCATCAATCATCTATCTCAGTAAGAGAAAAGAAAAAGAAGGTACTGAGGTTATTGGTAACATTATACATTGTAAAAATTATAAATCTAGGTTAACAAAAGAGAACGCAATGATAGATGTCAAACTTACTTACAAAAAAGGTTTAGACAAATATTATGGTCTTACAGAACTTGCTGAAGAAGCTGGTATCTTTAAGAAAGTATCTACACGATATGAAATGCCAGACGGTTCTAAAGTTTTTGGTAAGAATATCAATGAAAATCCAGAAAAGTATTTTACAAAAGAAGTGTTAGACAAAATAGATGAAACAGCAAAAAGAAAATTCCAATACGGATCAGACGAAGAAGACACCAATTAAAAGATATGCCTATGCTCAAAAGCAAGGTGATGATTTTAGTTGTATAAAAATCCTTGAAGGTAACTATGAGGGTATTATATACAAGTATAACAATATAAAGTTTTCTGAAACTGAAAATGAGGCTGGGGAAATACCATTAAAATTTACATATGATATAATGGCAAATCCTACTAAAGAAAATATAGAGTCAGATGACTTTAGAAATTATATCGGTGATATATTAATTGAATGTGTTGAAGAACAATTACAGAATGGAACATTGAAAATAGATGAATAGTGATAGAATTGAACTAACAATATTAAGAAACTTCTTTTATAATGAAGACTTTACTCGTAAGTGTTTACCTTTCGTAAAGACAGACTACTTTGTAAATAGAAATGAAAGATTATTGTATGAAGAAATTGAAAAGTTTGTACATGAATATAAAAATCTACCTACAAAAGAAACCATATTAATTGAATTTAATAAGAGAAAAGATATTAACGAAGATGAATTAAAATCAGTTAAAGAACTTGTAAACAATTTTGAGAATGAAAAGTCCGATTTACAATGGCTATTAGATACAACAGAAAAGTTTTGTAAAGACAGAGCAGTACATAATGCAGTGTTATCTGGTATTAAGATACTAGATGGTAAAGATAAAGAACATCAACCAGAGGCCATACCAGGAATATTAAGTGAAGCATTAGCTGTTTCATTTGATAATCATATAGGACACGATTATATTGGTGACGCTGAAGCCAGATTTGATTGGTACCATACAAAAGAAAAACGTTATCCATTCGATTTAAATTTCTTTAATAGGATTACAAAGGGTGGTGTTCCAAGTAAAACATTAAATATTGCTTTAGCAGGAACAGGCGTTGGTAAATCATTGTTTATGTGTCACTGTGCTGCAAACTTTTTAAATCAAGGTCAGAATGTATTGTATATTACATTAGAGATGTCCGAAGAAAGAATTGCCGAAAGAATAGACGCTAACTTAATGGACGTTACTATAGATGATTTACATGATATGCCTAAAGAATTATATGATGGTAAGATGAGTAAGTTGAGAAGTAAAACAGCAGGTTCTTTAATTATCAAAGAATATCCTACTGCCTCTGCTCATTCTGGCCATTTTAAAGGATTACTAAACGAACTATCATTAAAGAAAAGTTTTAAACCACAAATAATTTTTATTGATTATCTAAACATTTGTGCTTCAAGTCGGTTTAAAGGTGGTAATATATCATCTTACTTCTACATCAAAGCAATTGCTGAAGAATTAAGAGGTCTTGCTGTTGAGTTTGATGTTCCAATCTTTAGTGCCACACAAACTACTAGAACTGGTTTCGTAAGTACAGATATTGGTTTAGAAGATACATCTGAATCATTTGGTTTACCAGCAACGGCCGACTTTATGTTTGCCTTAATGACTAATGAGGAATTAGACGCACTAGGTCAAATGAAAGTAAAACAGTTAAAGAATAGATACAATGATCCTGGTACAAACAGAGCCTTTATAATAGGTGTAGATAAATCAAAAATGAGATTATATGATGTTGAGAACTCAGCACAGAATATAGTAGATAGCAACCAAACAAAGGAAAAGGAAAATTATCCATCACCTGAACAGGCGTATGATAAATTTTCAGATTTTAAAATATAATGTCAAAGACACAAAAAGTAAAGTTTCACAGAGGCGATAGACGGCCAAATAATGAACAACCTGAATTATCATATACTAAAAAAATGATAAAGAAAGGTAAAGATATAATATGGCAAGTCATAGAAAAACCAACAAAGAGTATTATTGGTGAGTATTTTTTTGAAGAAGACGCTCATAAAGTGGCTAAATTTCAAAACAAACATAAAGTATGGGAATCTAACGGTGGCGTACCTAAATTCCTATGGACAAGAGTTTAGTCTTATAAATAGTCTTATCAAGTGAGTTATATGGAAACAGTGATTATAGTAATGGAAACAATGAGAGAGAAAAATGTTTGTTTATCAGACGGAGAATTTAAAAAACGGTAAGAAGTATATTGGTGTTTGC